CGTGCGCCTGATGATATGGGTGAGGTTGCAGAGGCGCTTCCTCGGCACGAGCGTCGTGAAGTCCGCGTCACTGCCTTCCGGCACTGCTTGGACGTCCGCGTTGCCCACGTCGGGGTCGCCGAACCCAGCAAGAATGTCCACCAACCACTCGTGGATGATGTTGTTCGCTGGGACTTTTTCGAACCCGCTCAGGAAGAGCGTGTCCATCGGAGAGATGTTCGTGATGATGTCGAGCAGGTCTTCTCTGTTACCTGTTCCGACATTGAAGGAGTTCAGGACTCCTGTGCTGCCTACGAAACTCATTGGGGTTACCTGGGTTTGGAGTACCCGCGGCAACACCAGCCATCTCTCCGACGAAGCTCTATTGACCGGGCACGTTCAAACCGAGTCGTTCAGTCAAGTTCTTGTGCCAGAGAGCGGTAGCCGCCTTCTGGTCATTCGGATCCGCACTACGCGCGAGCTCGCTCGCTCGGTCGCGGTCAGCGACCATCTGCGTGATTGGATCCGGTTGCCCTTGCTGGACGTTGGTTGGTAGGTACCGGGGCGCGGGAGCTCCGTTGCCGGGTGCAACGGTTGGCGGTGGCGCGTTACGCGGCACGACGCCACCAGATGACAATTCTTCGGGCGTGGCAACTGCCCGGAACGCCTGCTCGATTGAGCAGTTCGGATTCCCCTTTCTGAACTCGTCGATCAATTGATCGTGCACCATCGGGTTGTAGCCCTGATAGACGCTGCCGACTCGGACCTTTTCCAGCTGATCGTTGCGCGTTTGCAACTGATGGATCTGGGGGTTCACCTGACCGAGAATTCGATTCTCCGCCGCGGCGACAGTCTGGGCGATCTGCGCGTTGTTCAAAACCTGGGCTCTGGTCTCCGGGTCCATGTGCTCCATGTGTTCCTGCATCAGCGACTGCATCTGGTTCTGCGATGCGGTCAGCTGGGCGCGAGTCTCCTCAAGGGTCGTCGCGTTACCGGCCTGCTGTTGCTGGAATGTCTGAAGCTCCTGGTCCTTCGATCGAAGCTGGTTGATGAGATCCTGGATGCGTTCCTGCGCTCTCTGAGATGTTTCTGGTGGTTGCTGCGGCGGCAGAGCTTGTGGTTGGCCTTGTTGGTTTGGGACCGCGCCAGGGTCGTGCGCCTGCAGGTGTGCCATCTGCTGCGCGTTTTGCGCTGCGGCTGCCTGCTGTTGCTCGACTGCTTGCCTAGCGTAGCTGCCCTCTGGGGGCAGTGGTCCGACCGGCTGTCCGTCTGCTCCTACTGCGACCGGGGTGGGTGGTAGAACCACCTGCTGCCCAGTCAGTGCACTCAGTTCTGCGCCAAGTTGTTCCTTGACCTTGAGCGCCGCATTGTCGGCCCGCGAATTGAAAGCGGACTGTTCTGGTTGTTGTCCTTCGAATTGGGTCATGTTGGTTTCGACGTGCGCGACTTCGTCTTGTGTTCAGCGCAGGGGTTTGCCGGCCCGAGTCGGCTACGAGCATTGGGTAGAGGTAGTCCCCCAGCCAGGCTGAATCAGCCGTGGGAGCCGTATCCCTTGACGTTGCCACCGGTGCCGCTCCCAGCGCCCTTCCAGTGGTTGTTGACGTCGGTGCCCTTGTGGCCCGAGCGTGTCTTGTCCGCCATCGCGGACTCGGTCTTCTTGAAGCCGCTTGCGCGGTTGAGGACGCAGGCGTTGTCGCCTGCCTTCGCCTGGGTTGCCCCAGCACCATCGTTGTTCATATGAGCACCTTGGGTTGCACTTTGCCGTCTTCACGTACGTACGTTGCCTTCTCGGCTTGGAGGGTTTCGAGACGACTCACGAGCACCCCCTTGTTCTGTTCGGTCTGGTTCATCAGCGACAGGATCGCGCCGAGTTCGCGACACCGACCTTGGAGGATGCGAACCGCTCCATCGTCGCCGGCCGCAAGCTCGAGTTCGATGCGACGGTAGTCGCGCATCCCCTCGATCGCCTTGACGAAGTCTGTCCAGCCAGGCGCCGACTTGATCGCTGCGATCCGCTCCGCAGTGGTGATGGCGCTCTGCAGGTTGTGCGCCTCGGAGTCGAGTCGCTTGATGATCTGGCGCTCCTGCTCCTTCTGGTCCCAGAAGGAGTCGGACGGCTTCATCTTCTCGTGCGGGATGTTCGGCCCAGGGTTCGACTGGAGGAACTGCCCGAGAGCGGTCGCCCAATCTTCTGGTGTCTGGACTTCCTCTTCGGTCACTGGGCCCCCGCGTTTGGTGCCTGCGACATCGCTGCCGACTGCGCACCGTTTGCGCCGCCACCTTGGCCTTCACCGCGCTCGACCTCATTGCGACGGACGTTCGGGGAGTCTGGCGCCTGGCCTGGTCCCGCGGCGCCGGCGACCGGGGAACCTCCCTGGATGCTCGCTTGGTCCATCCCGATGCCGCCCATCGGCGGCGGCTGGATGTTCATCGCGTTCGCCACCTGCTGCATCTCCATGATCTGCTTCTCTTGCATCTCCTGGGTCAGCGTGAGCACCTGCATGTGCTCGGCGATGTGGGCGCGGGCCTTCGCAGCAGCACCGTTGTCGTGCTTGTAGAGGTATTCGAACCGCTCGCTCTTGAGCTCCTCCATGTGGATGAGCGTGTGCCGCAGGTGGTTGTCGTCCGAGCGCACCGGCGGCACGTTGCCGTGGTACCAAAGCTCCTGCTCCTGGATCGCCGTAAGCAGCGACGACTCGTCTGGCGGCAGCTGCACGAAGTCACCGGTGTTGCGGATGTCGAAACCGAACTCCATGACGTGCGCGAGCAGCTTGATCCCGTTGACCGACTTCGGCCCGTAGATTTGGGCGAACATCGGGATGCGATCGAGCAGGTTCACCAGCTGCTGCACCTGGGTCTGCTTGGTGAGCAGCTTGAACGACGCGAGCGGCGACACCAAAAAGCGGCCGATCAACTGCTCGGGACCGATCGTGTAGCGGTCCGTGTAGTTCAGACCGGCCGCGCCCACCTCGCGCACGATCTGCTCGTACGACATGAACTGCTGGTTGTTCCAGACCATCTGGTCGAGCATCGGCTCCATGACCATGGTCTCGTAGTTCGCGATCATCGGCGAGATCCGCAGCTTGCCCTGGTCGATCTCGGACGTGTGCTGCGTTGCGGTCTTGCCGCCCTTGCCGAACGGATCCTGTGCGCCCATCGACGGTGACGACGTGCCCGCGGTCTCGCGGATGTCGACCGTCAGCTGGTTCTCGGCCTTGAGTGCCGAGTCGCTGACCTGGGGAACATGGATCGGAGCGATCGAGTTTTGGATGTCGGGAACCCGCAGGCAAAGTCCAGGCTGGAGGATCAGCTGGCCGTCAGGGATGTTGGCCTGGTCGCTGACCTGGAACATCGGGTTCGCTTCTAGCTGCGTTGCTGCCATCAACAGCTGCCGCTTCACATCCTTCTCGCGCGACAAACGCGCGATCATCTCGATCGCCCCGATGCCATAGAACTCGTCTTCCAGGTCGATGGGCTTCCACGCCTGGTAAGGCTTCTGCTTGTGCCAGTACGGGTTCTCCGTGATCCTGGCGATGATCTGCGGCCCGTCGGGCTCGAGCATGACCACGTTGCAGTTCTTCGTGACGTAGTTGCCGCCCTCGTCCTTCACGACGAGCGGCCCCCACCAGTCGATGACTTGGTAGTGCGGGATGTGCGGCGCGTTCGACGCCTCGCGCGGGTCGAAGACGCCGTAGGCGTAGCTCTTGCGCTCCTTGAACTCGTCGCCGAACGACAGGTCGGCGGTGCCGGGGTGGTCGCGCAGCGCCTCGAGGTTGAGCCAGTGGCCCATCTCGCCCATCGACTTCACCTTCCAGTCCATCCACATCGACCGGTCGGCGCACCACTCGGCCTCCTCGATCCCGCTGGCGTTCGGCGCCGTCAGGAAGTCGAAGATGGAGACGTTCTCCATGAAGTTGCCGTCGTAGGTGAACTCCTCGCGCGTGATCTCACCGAGCTCGACCTTGGTGCCTCCGGGGATGTTCGGGTCGGGCCGGCGTTTGCCGGTCCGGTAGGTCATGTCCCCGACCTCCTGCTTCCACCAGGTCTTCTGGATCTGGGTGCCGTAGATCAGGCCGTCGCGGATGCCGCGCGACACCTTCTGCTTGTGCCGCATCGCACGAAACTGCTTGCGGCACATGATCTCCTGGGACTTGCTGTTGTCGTCGTGCTCTTGCTGCTCGGCGTACAGCCGGAACCACTCCTCGGAGCCGAACAGGGTCCGCATGATCTGCGGCTGCATCGTCTCGACGATCTTGTAGGGCTCGGGGGAGTGCAGCGGCAGCCGGCCGTAGCTGAACTCGTTGACGGTCTCGCCGCGGTAGAGCCGATACAGGATCAGCCACTTGTTGCGGAGGAACTCCATGACGTTGAACACGTCCTTGAGCCCTGCGAGCACAGCGTACTTCGCTCGCATCGCGACCTCTTTGTCGTTCGCGAGGTTCTTGTAGCCCACCGACTCTTCGTAGAGCTTGGCGGTCTTCTCAGGGGCGTTGTCGCCGGTGCCCTGCTCGAGCAGTTCGTAGGGAGCGTAGTCGGCCTTGGTGCCCTTGTGGCGCGTGAACGAACCCATGCCGCGGGCCTGGACTGCAGACGAGTCCACGCGCGACATAGTCAGGCCATCAAGGCCGCCGCGATCACCCATTCGATTTCACCGCAGCGAGTGCGCTAGAGGAGCCATCCTTCGGCTGCATCTTGACCGTGCTGCTTTGAGTTTCGTTCTGGTGACCCTTCGCCCTGTCGCTCAAATCGCTTGAGAAGTTCATCGCACCGCACCTTGTTGAAGACCCCGTACACCGGTCCGTTCCAGCCTTCGACAAGTTGAACACGCCCCGGCCACTCTGATTGATACCACGAAAGCCACTCAAGCGCACGCCGCACGTCGTACATCGAAGCACGTCCGGTGACGGGGTTCGTGTTCGAACCGCCCTGGTACGCACTACCCGGCTTGAGTGTGAACGCAAGTGCGTAGATCGGGTCGCAGCCCATCAGGTGCGCCAGCTGGATCGTGTAGCAGAGCGAGTTCCCGCCTGGGTGGAACTCAGCGGCCAAGCTCTTGGGCATGTATGGCTCGGTTACTCCGTTGCGCCTCACGCCATCTGGATACTTCACTGTGCCTTTGGGGCGGGCAATCTGAATATGGCAGGGGTCGATACGCTTCTGACCCACCATGCGAGCTATCTGCGACCCCCTCATCGAGAACGTGCGGTCGCCGAAGATCCCCTTGTTCGCTACAACAACCAGGGAGTCGGGGCATCGACTGAGAGCATGTCTTTCGAGCTCCCAGACTGCCTTGTCCACGACATGCCAGATCGTGGGTGCCAGCGTTCGGAGGCACCAGTTGGTCCCAATGGTGATCTCTCCCCGTGCGGCTTCCAGTCCTGGGGACTCAACCAGTCCGTCGGCTCCCCCAAGGATGAAAGCTGGGCGACCGGCAGCGAGTCCTTCAAGCCAGCGCGGATCAGCACCTCCGCGGCCCGGTGCTTGTAGCTGTGCCGACTCGAAATCAAGGTTGAGCATTTCAGTCCGATGGCCTCCGCCTC